GTCATGACCCACCAGGCACCCTTCGCGATGTTCGGAGTATCGGCACCGACCGCGAATAGAAGCGGGGCTGCCATGATGAGAATCACGAGTAACAAAACAAACAAAATCAGAAACCTGAACGACTTCTTCATTTCTTTTTCCCTCCCTCGAAGATTTTTGCAGTCCGCACATTTCCCTCAACATACAATCCTCCAAGCGCGACGAGTCCCCCCGTGAATGCCAAACCATCGAGCTTGAAGAATGCAAACGCAATGAAGATCAAAACAGCCCCGAAAAGCGTTAAAACGAACTTTCTACCGCCTAACGATTCCATCATCTCCCTCCGCGCAGACCCCATATTTTTTCATCAGCTCGCATAAGTCGGCAAGCCACGGTCTGATATCTTTATCGAGCGCTGCTGCCGTTTCTATTTTCTCGGCGAGCAGCACGAACTCCTCGATGAACTCTTCTTGTTCTTTCATTCTCTCCGCTCGAAGTGTCCGGGATCGAAAGGATCTTTCCAGTCTCCACCCCAGACATTCTTTGGATTCAGAGACTTCCAGTAATCCCCGACCGGGCTGAGCCGTATTTTTATCATGGGTTGCTCGGGATCCTTGAAGTCTATGTACCCCGCGTGATCCCAGAACACGTAATCATGCGCGAGTCTCTTCCCGTGCAGGCCGCCCTCGTGTTTCTTCGAATACCCGAAATAAAAGTAAGCACACTGCAAAAACTGCGGCCTCCAGCCCTCGCCTTCTTCGACGAGGAAACCGTTCTCGAAACACCATATCTTCAGGCGCGCGAGATCGAGGGAGAATGCTTGCCGTTCGGTCATCCTACAGTCACCGCCGCACCGTCAGACGTCCTTATACTTTCGTTCACACTGAATGCACGCGGCATGTCGACGTTATCGTGTACTGCTACGTTGTCTATCACGCTCAACGAAATTGGTACTGATATTCCGATATCCCTGAGCCGGCGAATGTTCATAGTTACCCGGTTCCCGATAAGGTTCTTCGTTATCCTCACAATTTCGCCGACGAAATCTTTCATCATCTGAACGCCGTTGACCCTCTTTATCTCCACCTGGACGACGTCCATTATCTCCGAATCCATGTACTGAGACTTCGTCGTTATCTCGATAACCGGTTCGGCCTCGTCGTACAGATCATAGAGATGGATCCCGAGCTCGGCGGCGTCTTCGTCGGTCGTGAGATACGTCTCACGCTCGAGATCGTTGTCCTTGCTGTACCGCGAGAATATGGACAGCCTCCGGTCATTCTGGACATTCCAGCGATAAGCACTCTCGGACTGGTTCGCCTTCCAGCCTACACGCACGGTCGTCACGAGATCCGTACCAGCGAAACCTATCCTCAACGCCTCCATGTACTCATTGATTGTCACGGCGTATTGCACCGGTGCCTGAATGTTGGTGAAACGAAACGTGTACTTCCCGTTGTCGACCTTTATGAAGTTGCCGCCGACCGAATTGCAGATTTTCTCGATGACGTCTATTATCTCGATGGCCCGGTCCTGCCATATCCCGATCGCATTCGCGAGGCTCTTTGTGCCTGCGTACTCCCATTCGATCGTCTCATAATTCGTGCTGTTGTAGGAGATGTTCCGGTACACACTCAGAACGTCCACGATGATATCAAGCGGATTCGTTATGTAGGTTCCCGCTGCGTTCTTCAGACCTTTGCCGTCGAAGGTCACTATTTTAATCTTGTCCCAGTCGCCATTCGAAAGGGTGAACGTCCCCGCCGCCAGGTCTGTTGCCGAAGGCACCGTGACTGTTCCACCGACATAGACAGTATCGATGGCTTGTATCCCGTTCGCGTGGTTTGAAGTATCGCAGACCTTGAATACCCATGCCGGCGTTCCGCCCTGGGCCTTGTTTACACAAATAACCGGGGCGCCGCGGATCTCACCGTAGAAGATCGGTATCGATTTTCCGGTGTCATCAGCATGTAGGTATTGATAAGTCGCGGTGCTGAACGTGTTGAGCGGAATCTTGCGCCTGAGCTTCTCCCGGTCGTCCCGCAGCGCGAAGGATATCCGGTCCCAGTCGAAATCCACACCCTCTATCGATTCCCTGCCGACCTCCTTGAACTCGGCGTATGTGTTGCCCTGAAAACCGTGCTTGAACACGACTGGCTGGCCGAAGAAATCCATGCCGGATATCTGGTCGAACTCACCGTCGCGGTTGTTAATCGCAAACGATCCGCCCGAATGTTGAATTAGGCCGTGGATATGCGAATCTTTGCTCTTTGTTATCGTCGGTACTTCGATAAGCCGTTCCTCGTAGTGTCCGTTGCCGAGATCGTTTGCCGCCGAGTCATCCGTGATCTTGTAGTCCACGCCGACGGTCATCGTGTGCTCGTGGATCCAGTCATTGTTCGTCATGTGCACATAGAGGATCTGGTCCTCGGAGTCGAAATACCAGCTCGCGGCGTTGGCATACATGAGCGCATAGGATGCATATTCGATGAGCTCAACGCCATCTTCTTGAACGCTCCCAATATCCGAGTATTTCGTGTAGTCAGTATTCGTCACTGTTCCGGATCCGCTCAGCTTGAACGGTGAGAGAAGAAACCCTCCTTGCTTGAAACCGTAGGCGATGTCTGCCCGGTAGAAGATGCCGCCCTTCCAGATCCCGGGCCCGTCATTAGTCCATTCCGTATAGAGCGTGCCGATAGCGAATTCGACGAGTGTGATCTTCCGGCTCGTAGTCTTCGCTTTCAGCGTGTCGTAGCTCACCACTCCCATCCTACTTTGACCACGGTATTTGAGAATGAAATCTGCTCACTGTTGATCGGATGAAAACAGTTATGCACCCACCCGGCATAAAACGCCTTTACCCTGATGAGCGCCCCGAACTCATATTCATTTGAAATAATGTCCTTTTCGATGATCTGATAGTTTTCCAGATCGATAAAGACTTGCTCCTGGTAGTACGGTTCGAGAACGACTTTCTTGCCGAGATTGAATCGGAGTCCTGCCACAACAAGCGCATATGCCTGTGCCTGCCCGGAATCGATCGCGACTTCGATCTTACCTACCGGCTCCATCCCGTATGCCACGGCTGCAAGCAACATGAGCAAGATCGAGATCAATGCTCCTCTTTTCATCTGGCCAGTTCCCTCTCCATCCAGAACGCCATGTAATCAAGATCAATGACGTTTGCCGCACCTGATGTCCCGTTCGTCCCTTCGACGACAAATGCGAGATCTTCATTCGTTGGAATGTTCGTCGTGACATAATCATGCCACAACAGGGACCCCGCAGCGCTATACAGGAAGAAATCAATCCTCGTCATATCGACGTTTACGATTATAAACGCACGATAAATCGTAGAGGTACTGACTGTGTATGTCGATGAGGTGGAAGTAGCAAGCAAGTCCCGAACATACCCCGATAGCGTAGAGTCGGTCATAGTAAGTATTATCGCCTTCGTGGGGATGATGAGGCTTATTGCGTTCATAAACCCCATTCTGACCTGAAGATTCGTCACCGTTGGCAATGAAAAACTGAACTCGGCAACCTCCCACCCATTGATGTTCACGGCGAGTAAGTCCGTATGAATCGCTCCCCCGCAGTCGTTCGTCCCTCCGTTAGCTATCCTTCCAATCCCCGACCCATTAGCCCCACTCGTTATAGTCGTAAATGTTCCAGTGGAAACGGCAGTCCATTGAAGTGCCCAGTTTCCACCGCCAATGTCATTGAGAAAATCCTCCTCGAGCAATCTCGTTTTCTTGACGGTGCGTTCGTATTTCCAGGGCCACAACTGCAGGGCTCTCTGTGGGCCATCCGCTATTACCGACTTTTCTAAATATTCCGAGCCAGTATAAAAACAATGTCCGATATATCGACTCGTACCAGAATACCATCCCTGATAGGCATCGCTCCATGAAGGGGCAGTCGTCGTCCATGTCGCTGTGACGATTGCCGTGTCTCCGCTTCCGCTCGGGACAAGGCTGATGTAGTTATGATAAGCGTCAGTCGGCGATCCGCTTATCGCCTCCTCCGTCGTCCATTTGTAAATAGAACCTGCGACCTCGGCCCATGATCCGGAAGCGATTGCAGGAAGGGAACCGTTCGTATAGTTCGTCAGCGAGATACCGAGTTTCCCTTTTCGCGTGTACTCGACCTGCTCCCATGCGGTCGCCCAGTCAGCCCCGGTAGATGGGGTATAAATTATCGCGCCGCTCATAATGCCTCCGTCATGGTCATCGACCCGGTCCAGGTCCAGGCAATCCTGTGCGTGTGGAGCTCGTACTTGCTGATGGTGCCGTAGAGCGGGAGGAGTGTCGCGTCTGATGGATTCGCAATGAACAGGACCGGTTTCACCCGCTTCACCGCCTGGTACATCGTCTCGAGGATGATACGCTCGGCATCGGTGAGATAAGGGAAAGTGAAGTCGTACTCGAAATACGTGATCCGCTCGTCCCCGTAATCCTGGCCCGTAACGCTCTTTTCAACCGTCGATGTATCGATGATCCGCCGCGTGAAATCTGCAGCTGCCCAGTTTGTAAGGTCGTAGTACCATCCTAATCCCAGACGCCCGATTTTGATTATCCCATCAGGATTAGGGGCATCCGCGAACTTAAATCGCCAGTATCGGAGCCCTGGCGGAGGCGGAGGACTGAACTCCTTCCACATCACCCCCGCAGCATAAGTAAAGCTCTGGTCTACCGTCGGCGAGGTCCATACATCTGTATCATTTCCCTGGATCTTGATGACTGTCGAGCCGGAACTGATATTGTGCCCTGCTATATATGCAATCTTTGCCATGATGCCATTTCCAGCACCAGCATCGATTTTTACCCATTCGTCTGAATCTCCGGTTGCCCAGTATTTCTTTGTAAGCTGATAATCCTGGACATTCTCTATCGGATACGATGCGTTTTCGCTGTTCGTCGTGATCGTGTAGGACGTATCGTCGATCTCGTTATTGTAGATGAATCTCATGAGCTCACCAGCGCGCCTTTATAGATCGGGATCTGTTTCGCCCTTACCTGCTTCGCGATCCACCGCCCGACCTTAACCCCGTCAAAATACACGTCACCGCCTATTGGTCCCCCTCCCCCCTGGCTGAACGCGGGGCTCTCTGCCGGCGTCACGCTCACCCGCTCACGGCCCGAGGGGTTGTCCCCGACCATGATCATCTCAGGACCGTTCGTCACGNACTCACCGCCTTTAGCCAGGCTCCTCACCACCGCAGCCCCGCTATAAGCGGCAACGGAAGCAGCCAGGGCCATGAACGCCTTCCTCGGAGCAAAGAGCAAATACCCGAGGAACTGCGTGAAGAACATTTTCCCGAGTCCCGTGAGAAAACCCGCGATCATGTCCTTGAGTCCCTCTTTGAGACTCCTCGCTCCGGACATTACCGCATCGAATCCGCCTACCATGGAATTGACGAACATCCCCGCAGTGTACGTTGCCATATCCTCGAGCGACATTTGCAAAGCCTTTAGTTCATCCCTGAGCGGAGTCGTAGCCGCGATGACTTTATTTTCGTTCTCTACGAACGTCTCGACTTCGGCATTCACTTCCTGCCAGGCGTTGTCCATTTCCTCTACGGCGATTATGTGCGGCGATGACAACTCCTCGATTCCTGCAATCGCACTCTTCACCCGCATGAGCTCGTTGCCGAACTCGATGAGCACTGGGACAGACTCTTCGCCAAGCACCACGGTGCTCGCGCCAGCCGTCTGTATTGTGCCGTCGTATTTCTCGAACGCCTTCGTATAATTCTCGATGATCTTCCCGATATCGGTTCGGAAAGAGTTCTCGACTGCGGTCCCATAATCAGCCCACATTTTCCCCATGTCCTGAAGGTCACGCTTGATGCTCTCCCGACCTGACTTGGAGAACAGCCCTCCGCCGAGAACCCTCTGCGCGACATCCCCGAGAATATTGATCGATTGCGTCGTCGCGTACACATAACCCATGAACGCTTTGATGATGTCGCTGTTGAGCTTGAACACTGCGAAAGTCGTCGCTCCGAACAAGCGGATGACGTTCGCCATCTCCTGCATACCTGCTTGTTCCTTGAGCATCTCGCGGAGCCATTCGAGAAACGGGTGTCCCGCCTCGAGGATGAATCGCCCGAGCACTTCTTTGTATTCGCCGGCGAGGTTCTTCATGTTCTGAAACTCGTCGGCATACGACTTTATGAGCGCCGCGTCACGAAAATGACTGTTTACCCATTCCTGCATTCTACCGAGCTTCTCGAGTTCGGTCATCCCAGCCTCGAGCTCGAGGCCGTATCGGGCCAGGGCGTTCGTATTCGACCCTAATGTTTTACCGAACACTCTAGCGGCTTCATCGGGGCCGGTTTTCGTCGCGCGAGCAAAATCGAGCATGAGAGGGATAGCCTGTTTCAGGCCTTGTTCCGAAAGGTCGCCGAATGATTGCAGGAGGCCTGTGGCGCTCTCAATCGTTTCGTCTGAGTAAATCGTTACGCCCTGGAGCTCGCCCGCCAGGTCCTGCAGATCCTTCGAGAGCTTGGGCGTGTAGATCCCCGTAGACCTGAGCGCCTGGTCCATATTCTGGACCGCTTCCTCCTGTTCGATGTAGGCGCTGGTGAGATCCTTTATCACTTTGTACACGCCGTACATGGCAGCGAGTGCCGCTCCGATCTCGGCGCCGTAAGCCTTGATGGCTGAGGTCAGCCCGCCGATACTTCGCTTCGAAGAGTCGATCCCAGACTTTGTTTTGTCGGCTGCCGTTATCTCAACTTCGGCGCTGGTGAACTTGCGTCCCACGTCTTTCCTCACTAATCCATGTCGCCGCGATCACCGTGAATATTTCGATGTACAAGAAATCCTGATCGAAAAGCCCTCCGCTCCCGGGAAGAGCATGAAGCTCTTTCGCGAGCATGTAGAGCTGCACCCAGCGGATCCACCGTTTGTACTTCTCGGCGTTCGCCGTTCCGTCCTGGATCCATTCGCCACGGTAGTACCATCGGGTTACGTCTCCGAGCTCTCCTCGTTCTCGTCCGCTAAAGGGCGTCCGAACTTCCTTATTGCCTCGTGTATTTTCGCGATGAGACTCGGGTTTTTCTCATCGAGCGCATCGATGAACGCCATGTCCCACTGCTCGAAGGGAAACGACTCGTCGATTACCACACCGTTGAGGAGCTGGATCTCCCGGGCTTTCTGATACCACCCAGTGTCGACGATCTCGACTTCTCCCTTGGTCTTGATCGACTGCCCGCGCATCATGAGGGCGACAACATCGCTCCGCTTCTTCTCGGTAAGCCGTTTGATTTTCACGATTACCGGCTCGGTCGCCGATGGAAAAAACTCGGTGATGTCGAGCTCCTGGTGATCCTCGGTCCTCAAATCGCTGATCTTGTACTTCATCCCCTCTCCTTTTTGAAATCTTTTAGGTGTGAAATGGCATCTTCCTTCAGGCAATTCCCCATGACCGCATATCTCGCATGTTTTTATGCCGACCATTTCGTCGTGCGCGCGTCTCTATGCGTGATCTTGATGTAGTTCGTCACATCGTAGATCGCTTCGAAGTTCACGGTGAACGGCGTCCTCCCGCGGTCCGAGAGATTCGGCGGCTCTCCGAGGATCTTCGCGATTGGCACCTCGATGGAAAGCGTATAGTAGTACCCAGCCTCGATCGTCTCCGTGCTCGTGAAGATGAACTCCAGTTTGACGCTCGTGTTATCCATGTACGCGTCTCGGAGCGCATCGGAGTCCGAAGTCCACTCGCACTCCATCGTGCCGGTGCAGATTCCCGTCGTCTTGTAGGCATGGTGCCGGTAAGCAGTTCCGTTCAGCGTGAACCCGCCTTCAGAGTCGACTTCGTTCGAATACTTGAACTCGAGGCTGTTGACGTAGTATTTCTGAGTGGTGTCGACTTTGACGATCCCGTGGCTGAACAGGTACGGGAGTTTCGTCGACGGCGAGAGTGTAGTTGCCGACTGATCGTCGGCCTCGGTTTTTGCGAAGAGCCCGAGTATGCATTGCAGCGGGTTTCCGAGTGAGGCGCTCAGCGTGAACTCATTCACCACGCAGCCGGTGTAGAGCGAGCACGTTCCCTCGCGATCGATCTCCATCGCGAAACTCGGAAGGTCGACTGTCGAGGCCGCCGGCGTGAAGACATGGTCATATGCCGACGTCGCGAGCACCTGCGCGGCAGCTGCCTCCGCCCCGAGCGCTGCGTACACGAACGTGGCGATGTTGTCGGGATCGGCCATGAGCGTCACGGATCCGCTCGGATCCTGTTTCCCGTGGTAATAGGTCTGCGTGTTCCTCGAGCCGAACATCGCCGGCGAGGCGATTTTTTCGATGTTCGGTTTCATGTCTGTGCTGATGATCGGGAGGAATATCGATACCGGAGTCCCCCCTGAACCATAAGCGCTTTCCAGCTTGTATCCGCCCTTGCCCATTGCCCCGATATAAAGTGGCATTGTTTATTCCTCCGTCATTGGCGACTTATTTCGAACACCGTCTTTGCGTACAAGTTCTTTTTGTATTCCCCGTCGACCAGCATCCCGAACTGAACGTAGATCAGGAAATCTCCTGTGTATCCGAGCAGAAGCGACGAATGATTCATCCGCATCTTTTCGTAGATGCGGATCTTGTTCAGCACCGCTTGCAGCTCGAGCCGCTTCTGCCAATCGATCATTTCTTTTTCTTCCCCGGCCCATGATCTACGGTCTGGATGACTTCCGCCACGCTTATCCCGAGCCCCTGCTTGGCCTCCTCCATGACCTCTACAAGCTCGGAGACCTCGGCGATATCCTCATCCCCCATGCGGATTATCTCCCCTGGCCCTCGTGAAATGACCCTGCTTGTCTTCGTCTCGAAGGCCGATTTCGTCTTCACCTTTTTCATCATGGACTCCCATACAGGTATTGATAGACGACACGAAAATCAAAATCGAATATGGCGTATGATATCAGCTCAGTTTGAAATACTGTGATGGTGAGTGGCTCGGTGTATTCTCCGTATCCTCCCCTGTCCGTGTCGACACACATCGCTTTCTCGACGTCATTCAGGAAGTTATTCAGTGCCGTCTCGAGCTCCTGGGCCGCCCACACAACTCCTCGTATCGTGACGGTCATATCCGCGAGGATGTGCTGGCCCTGTAGTCCCGTCGCATCCTTGTCCTCTTTTTTCCACACGACGAGCGCCGCGGGGAAGTCTTTCGGCAGGATGTTATTCCAGTCGAACGGCTCCCTCGAAACGAGACCGATATCGTTGTTGTACCCGTTCGCGATCGTGATCGTTTTGAGCGTCGTTACGACGTTGCTCAGAATGTTCTCGCGGATAGCCACGCCTCAAGCCTCTTTTTCAATGCGCCGATCCAGATATCGATCCACTTCTCCGAGTTCTCCTCGACTGCAGGCCCGAGGAACGGCCTCGGTCCCCCATGTTTCGAACCGTCGTACTCCCAGTATCCCGGGTAGTTGTATCCTTGCGGGGATCTCGCGTTACTCCCGACGAATGCCTTTGAATCCTTCCCTTCCCGCCTCACATCCGACTGTATCGAGTTTATCAAGCGAGCCGTTCGTACCTCGAGGCGCTCCGGTCGAGGGCCCATGAGATAATCCTTCTGCACCCTGCCACGCACAAACTCGGCTGCGAGCCCGAGAGCCTTCTCGTTCATATCGGGTATGACCGCCTGGAGCGCGTCCATGTCCTTTCTGAACTTCTCGTCCTTGACCGTGATGTGCAGCTCTACCATCTCACCACTTCCGTTTGTAGATGTTCAGGATGTCGAAAATCCACTGCGGCATCCTGTTCAAGTCAACCGTCACACTCCCATCACCCAGGCTCCGGCTCTGTACCGACAACATCTTCTCGTCGGTGTGGTGGAAGTAGATCCCGACGATCCCGAGACACGCCTGCTCGAGGTCGTAGGGAATCGTGGAGTATCCCGCCGTGTACGTGACCTTGACGTTCTTCACGCCATTCATAAACGTTCCGCCATCATAGACGACGGTGTATAGGAGATCGTTCGGCATCACGACGAGGTCGTCCGCGGCGATGAGCGTGTCGGCTCCATAGACTCGGTCGAGGTCATCGTACACGGATGTCAGCGTCGTGCAGGGATAGTTATTCAGCATAATCATGCTTATGCCGCCGCCGTTGTAGTAGTCCGTGTGCGCCCGGGAGAGCAGCTGCCGTTTCGTGTACGAGTTGCAGTACCAGCTCGCACCGTTGATGCACTGCTTTATTTTCCCGATACGGTTCTCGTCGTTCGTCTTCACGCCGAGGTATTCGAGGGCGGCGTCTATCGTCGTGAGGGCGTTTGCCGTATCGATCGTTGGGTTGTACGCCATCTACTTCTTCCCCTTCTTGACTGCTTTCGTTTTGACGACTTCCTTCTCCGGAGTGACCATCTTGTTCAGAGGAGCCGGCGCCGTCTTCTCCTCGAGGATGTTCAGGCAATGAGCATATTCGTGCGCGAAGGTCGAATCGACGTCGATCATTTCCCCGTTCTTGTAGTGCTGGCCCGTACGCGGAATGTAGAATGTCTGAATCACTTTTGCTTTCACTTCTTCCTCCTGTTCTCGAAGTCGCTCGCCATCTGCCTGAAATCTTTCTCAAATCGCCTTTGCGACTTCTCTCCCTCCTCGACCATTATCAGCAACCTGTATGCCTCGCCTCTCTGGGCAAGTATAAAACCGTCCTGCTCGCCATGGCCGCAGCAGCTTATTCCGGTGACTATCCCCGAATCGTTCAACGCCTGTATGTACGGGGCAAGACATCGGTCCACCATCACACCCCGCCCGTCCTTGAGAATGATCTTCGTTTCTTCCCCCAATTTGCACATCATGATCCCTTTTTCATCGGGGGCGGGGAGAGGAGGTAGGACCCCGCCCCCTACCAGTACGTCTTGTTCAGCTGCTACTTGTTGATGTACGCCCACAGCATCGTCTGGATCGTGCTCGCGTTTGTCCCATTCGCGATGTGCAGGACCCAGGGATCGCCAACATACGGATTGACCGCGACGATCGGAACCGCGGGCGAAACGTTCGTCACGCTTGCCGTCAGCGTGAACATCTGCCCCGTGTTGTCTCCGGTGACTCCGAAAATCAGATAACGCGCACCGGACAGAACCGCTTTTGCGAGGTTATTGGTGTGTGTGATCGCCTTCGTCGCCACGGATGCGATCGTGTTGAACTCCCACGACCCATCCGAGCACTGATAG